GCATCAACTGCTGCAGATGATATTGTTGCGTATGTTGCTTCTGACCCATTTATACTAATGCAAATGCAATCAGACGAAACTCTTGGACAAGATGATCTTGGCAAGAACTGTGCTGTTGTGCAAACTGCAGGTAGTACAGCAATAGGTACAAGTAAAAACGCAGTCGATGGTAGTACAGCAGCTACTACTAACACACTACCATTAAAAGTCGTAGACTTTGTTGATGGACCAGATAGTGCTGTTGGTGATTCATTTACTGATGTACTAGTTATGTTTAATGTTGGACACCAGTTGTTAAATACAACAGGTATAGGTTAAGGGAGATAAATTATGGCAGCTATTTCAAGAGCTAACGAGTTAAAACAACTCTTACCTGGTCTTAACGCATTATTCGGTGAAGAATACAATCGTTATGAGAATGAGCACGAAGAAATCTATGTAACTGAAAATTCTGAAAGAAGTTTTGAAGAAGAATTGAAGTTATCTGGTTTTGGAGCAGCTCCTGTGAAAGATGAG